AGAAAACGAACCAGGCAGCCGCAGAACTTGAAGCTGCAAAGGCCAAGATAGCAGAGCTTGAGGCCTCGAACAAAGACCTGATCAGGCGGGTAGCCGAGATGGAGCACGACGGCCGTGTAAGAGAACTTCAGAGGCAGATAGCCGAGCTCTCAAAACAGCCAGTGATCCATACCAGGATAACAACTCCCGTGTCGGCAGAAAGAACAGCGGTCGAGCTGGATAACGAAGAGTTCCCGGCATTCTCCGCAAAGGATTTTGGTGAATAATCATGGCAGACATAAACGCATTTCCAACAATTAGACATGTCCTCCACAGCGGGGATAACATCAAGAATTTCAAAGCAGGTGCAGCGATCACAGCAGGCATGGTCGTTGCCTTCGAATCGTCAGGCGTGAGCAGGCAGGTAATACCTGCGGTCAAAGGCTCGACAGGAATGCCGATCGGCGTTGCTCTCTACGGCGTCTCAAGCGGTGATGAGGTTGCAGTAGCGTGTAGAGGCTGCTGGGTGTACGTCGCAAACGCTGACGATACTACAGGCATAGATGCAGGCGACGCACTTGAGGACAACGATAACGCAGTCAAAGGAACAGTGAGTGCTGCAGCGCTGGTAGAGGCGGGAGCGGTCGCTGTGGTCAAATACCAGATAGGCATTGCGATTGACGACATTGCAGGCGGCGGAACCGGACTCATGGAAGTCGCACCGGGACATCTGACAGCAGCAAATAATGCGTAGGTGATACAAATGAAAGAAATTAATATAGAACCAATGCAGCACAGAAGTGTGAATGCAGGACAGGACAGGCATGTACGCCTGTTAGCGCAACTGCTTGAGATCGCAAGGATAGACCATGCAGGCGAGAGACTTGGCAGCAAGAGACGCAGAGATATTATCAGAAGGCTGCCTGTCGAGATGGGCGCAAGCAAGGTTGATGATTTCATGTCAGACGATCCGACAGCTCCCAGATACCAGGCAAGAGAACTTCTGCTCACAGATGCCATCGAGTCAACCTCGATCATCCAGGAAGAGGTCATGAGAACAGTCGTTGCAGGCGCTGAGAAATTCAAGGTCATCAGAGACGCAGGGGTTGCATGGTATCCGTGCAAGTCAAATGCTCTGCGCGTGCCCCTCGGCGAGACCGAGCGCAACGCTGATGTTGTCCCTGAGGGCGCTGAAATCCCTGACAGGACACAGGACTACGGCTATCGAGATTTCACGATAGTGAAGTATGGTGTCAAACCTCGCATATCATTCGAGATGATCGAAGACGGACTGGTAGACGTTGTGGCGGAGGAGATCTACTACGCGGGTGCAGCGGTTGAGAACAGGCTCAACTATGACGCACTCACAGCCCTGGCAACAAATGCAGGCAACGTGACCACGATCACTGGCGGCGCAACTCCGGGCACGGCGCTGTCAGTTCTGAGGCAGGCCAAGAAGCTGAACAAGAACGACGGCTTTTTCTCAGACACGATCATCATGCACAGCGATTTCGAGGCTGACCTCATGGCGAACACTGTACTGCAGACCCCGTATTATGCAGGCGGTCCGGGTGCATCCGGCACTATCCAGGGCGTGCTTCCAACACCGCTCCTTGGAATGCGCTGGTTCGTCACGGATAACGGTTCTTCGACCGTGGACGGCTCATATCCGTGGGAGTACAACTCCAATACAGATACCGGTGCAATAGTCCTGGAGGCGAAGCGCGGCTGCGGTGTAGCGATGCGCAGAGACAGAACGGTGAACCGCATAGACGATATCGTGAGAGAGCTGCACACCATCACCGTGACAATGCGGTGTGACGTGAATTACCTGCACGCAAACGCAGTTGCTAGATGTAAGTGGCTGACATAAGCTGAAGCTACTATGCAGGAGGCAGGGGCTTCGTGCCCCTTTTTTCTTACAACATGATCACGTCACGAACTCACAAGGAACTGAATGGGGAATGGCAGCGTCAGCGTGAGCAGGCGCTCAAGGACTCATCAGGCTTCGCTGCAACAGGTGAGCAGTACTCGCTTGAAGATCTCAATGTGGGTATTGAGGGTGAAGGCAGGAACGATCCTGAAACATACCTGATAGATACAACGCCTGTAGATCCAAACACACTTCCGAAAGTGAATGGTGTGGATATCATGGCGGAGGAGATCTACTACGCGGGTGCAGCGGTTGAGAACAGGCTCAACTATGACGCACTCACAGCCCTGGCAACAAATGCAGGCAACGTGACCACGATCACTGGCGGCGCAACTCCGGGCACGGCGCTGTCAGTTCTGAGGCAGGCCAAGAAGCTGAACAAGAACGACGGCTTTTTCTCAGACACGATCATCATGCACAGCGATTTCGAGGCTGACCTCATGGCGAACACTGTACTGCAGACCCCGTATTATGCAGGCGGTCCGGGTGCATCCGGCACTATCCAGGGCGTGCTTCCAACACCGCTCCTTGGAATGCGCTGGTTCGTCACGGATAACGGTTCTTCGACCGTGGACGGCTCATATCCGTGGGAGTACAACTCCAATACAGATACCGGTGCAATAGTCCTGGAGGCGAAGCGCGGCTGCGGTGTAGCGATGCGCAGAGACAGAACGGTGAACCGCATAGACGATATCGTGAGAGAGCTGCACACCATCACCGTGACAATGCGGTGTGACGTGAATTACCTGCACGCAAACGCAGTTGCTAGATGTAAGTGGCTGACATAAGCTGAAGCTACTATGCAGGAGGCAGGGGCTTCGTGCCCCTTTTTTCTTACAACATGATCACGTCACGAACTCACAAGGAACTGAATGGGGAATGGCAGCGTCAGCGTGAGCAGGCGCTCAAGGACTCATCAGGCTTCGCTGCAACAGGTGAGCAGTACTCGCTTGAAGATCTCAATGTGGGTATTGAGGGTGAAGGCAGGAACGATCCTGAAACATACCTGATAGATACAACGCCTGTAGATCCAAACACACTTCCGAAAGTGAATGGTGTGGATATCAGGAAACTGAAAGGACGGGATTGAAAAAAACGAAAACAAGAAGGAGGCTATAAGAAAATGTCAGAACCAATACTGGATACACTCATACTGAATAATGCGACTGTGACTGCAGGCAGCTCAAGCGAGCCTGTGCACACTGTATTCGATGCTAACCATGCTGATGTGCTTATCAGGGTCGGCACAAAAACAGGCAGTCCTGTACTCACGTTCTATCTCGATGTGATAGAACCGACATCAGGCGCAACTATCCGCACATATCCCGGAATAGCGATATCGACAGCGACCACCTCGGATTATATCACTGTAGATGGGCTGACGCTCGGCACTAGACTGAAAGTGAGATATGCGGGCACTCTGGACGCTGACAATAAATTTAGCGGTGTGTACTGTAGACTCGTTGTGAAGAGGTGATGGACGATGCCTGACTACACGGCGAGCAAACCGGTGAACATCCTTCGAGGGATTGTACCAACAGCGTCGGGTTGGGACACAGCCCCAACCGATTTAGCTAATTGTACTGACGGAAATTTTAGCACGGTGACAGGTACTGGTGTAACCACTTTGGTCGCTGGCGGTGCCGTTGGTATCGTTGGAATAGATACAGGGCGCATTAGTGTCTATCTCATTCACTATTTTATGGGGGTTTGGCGAACTGCAGGCTCAGTTTATTTCTATGTAGAAGCGTCGAATGATGGGGTTAACTGGGTGCTCCAGAGCTTGAGGTCAGATGATGTTACCAACGCTACCGAAGCGCTGCGCAACGTCGACAGGGTTGTATATGGCCGATACATTCGTATTCGTATTACCAATACAGACGCGTCAACCACGAACGCACGATTTTATCAGATACTTGGTTGGGAATTAGGGACATGACCACCAACGCTGAGCTTGAAAGTCTTGGATTGAGTGAAGAGGAGAGGATAGCATACTGGCAAGACCAGACTAGGATAGCCGCGAACAAGAAAGCAGATGCTACATACAAGTCCGAGAAAGAGCTTGCAGCAGCTACAGCTACAGCACTTGAGGCACCGAAGTGACATACAGCACCACAGCCGAGCTTGTGAGCCTGACTGGTTCTCCCCTATCCTCTGCAATACTCCAGGCGATCATCGACCAGGCAGACCGCGATATTGTATCACAGCTTCGGCTTGCGAATATCTCGGCCCCCGGATCTGACGATGACCTGAAAGCAGCCTCCTTGAAGCTCTCGATAGCCGGGGTGGTCCGCAGAGGGCAGCTTGACGGCTCCAAGCCTGTTAGCTCGATCAGGATCGGCGATATCTCAACCTCAGAAGATCCGGACGAGGCGATACGACAGCTCACCGAGAGTGCAGGAAAGAACATAGAGGCGTACATAATGTCGCACGGCACACAGAGACGTGACAGGTGGTATCTCAGGAAGGTGAACGGATGAACGATCACGATCTTCTTATCAGGCTTGATCAAAAAATGGATTCCGTGCTGATATCACTTGAAGAGGGAAAGAAGCAGTTTCGTGATATTAGCAAGAGGTTGAATGAAGAAGAGAAGTGTACGGTCAGGTTTAAAACTGGCATCGGGATAATCAGTTTCATTATACTTGTCGTGATGACCAGAGTATTCTAATCTTTTTTTCAGCTTTATATACTTCTCAATCATATAATATCTTGAATGGTTAAAATAATTACGGGACACTCTCTTGAAGAGTCAGTCCTGATAGAGATAGATAGGCGCAGAGGTCTTGTTAACAGGTCTCTGTATATAGAGCTCCTCTTGCGCCATGTAATGGATTTTGAACACGATTGCGCCCGCTGTCCAACCTGCCAGGGACGTACAGCGGACACAGCAACACCAACTCACAAAAGAGGTGATGCAAGTGATAGAAGGGACTGAATCTATTAAATCTTTGCGTTTAAGTATAGATCCTGAATTTAAGTCGCTGATCCCGCCGCTCTCTTTTGAAGAATTCTCACAACTTGAAAAGAATATCACAGAAGATGGCTGTCGTGATGCAATCGTGACATGGAACGGCATAATCATAGATGGTCATAACCGCTATGAGATCTGCACGAAGCACAGCATTCCTTTTCAAACCGTGGAGAAGAACGGGTTTGCTGATAGGAATGATGTCAGGGTATGGATAATCAATAATCAGCTTGGTAGAAGGAACATACTAACGTTGGTAAAGATTGATCTAGCTTCTAAGAAACACGATATTCTCGAATTGAAAGAACATGCGAAATCAAAACTTAAAACTAATACAGGTAACTTCGATTTAGTACAACAGTCTAAAGAGCCTTTTCCAATGTTGGAAAAGGCTCTTTACAAAGTCAATACCACTAAAAAGATAGCCGAAGAAACAGATATTGGGAAGTCAACAGTATCCAAAGGCCTGCAGATATTGAGGAAAGCTCCTGAAGAACTTAAACAAAAAGCATTGAAGGGCGAAGTTTCTATCAACGAGGCTTATAAAGAGATAAAAAAAGAGGAGAAAAAACAAGCAAGACAACAGGCAGAATCTGATAGGCTTCTTGAACTCTCATCCGTAACTAAAAGATACAGAATCATTCATGATGATTTCCGTAATGCCGACATTGAGCCAGAAAGTATAGACTTGATTCTAACAGATCCGCCATACCCTGCTGAGTTCCTGGTTCTATGGCAAGATCTGGCAGTGTTTGCTAAAAAGGTTTTAAAGCCGTCTGGTTTTTTAATTGCGTATTCGGGAGAACTGCATCTACATAAAGTCTTTGAGTACCTATCTAAAGAACTCATCTATTACTGGACTGTTAGTTTAGTGCATAACGGAAACACTCAGATAGTGCACGCCCGTAATGCAGTGTGTCAGTGGAAACCTATACTGATATTCCAGAAGGCACCATTCAAAAAGATAGATCAGACTTTCAAGGACGTGCTAAAAGGGTCGGGGCGAGAGAAAGAAAACCATGAATGGCAGCAGGGAGAAGAAGAATTAGAACCGCTAATAAACACTTTCTCAAA